GGTGGAAAAGTAGTTAAAATTTTAACTGCTTTACAAGGTGCTATTTCAGGTGCAGATGCAGCTATCACTTTTGAAGTTGGTGGAACTGCTATGACGAACTCAGCTATTACAGTTGCAAACTCAGGTTCTGCTGCAGGTGATGTAGATTCATCTGAGCCAAGTGCTGCTAATAGAGTTGAAGAAGGTGGAGCTATCGAAATGATTACAGATGGTGGTTCAACTGGAACTGCAAAACTTCTTGTTACTTTTGTAATTAGAAGATAATATTAATTAGAGGGGGATCTTGCTTAGCCAGTACTTCCCCCTCACCTAATTTTAAGGAGAAAACTATGAGTTTTAATTATGGATTAAGACCTACAACAGTTCAGATGGTTACCTTAACAGATGGTACATCTACACAATCAGCAGCTTTTGGTTCACAATCAGAGTATGTAAGAATTTGCTCAAACGCAGATGTTCATATTTTATTTGGTGCAAACCCAACAGCTACAGCTAATAGTATTTTTATTCCTGCTGACGAACCTGAAATTTTTAAAGTTTCACCTGGTGAGAAAGTGGCAGTTATCGGTGCTAGTGGTAATGATATTTCTGTTGCTGAAATGAGTGCTTAGTGGCTAAACAAAAGTTTGTTCATTTTGTTCCAAGACCTAAGCCAAAGAAAAGACCTGGCAAACATAAAAAATCTCAGAACAAAAATGAGAAACGACAAAAAAAACAAAAACGATATAAAGGTCAAGGCAGATGAAAAAAGATATTGAAATAGATGGTTTAAAAAAAACTACCTACATAAAAGATGACATGGAAGGTAAGATTGTAACCAAAGAAGAAGTCAATATTAAACCTCACTTGCAACACAATAAAAGATTACTAAACCTTAATGATGGGTATAGTAAATCTAGGGATATGAAAAGAGTAGCAAGTATTCCAACTATTGCTTTGCAAGTTTGGGCAAAAGAATATAATGGTAGTAATAACTGGTTTGGATTACCAAAAGATGTTCAAAAGAATATTTTAAAAAAGAAGTTAAACTCTAATGAGTTTAGATATTTCAGAACTGCAGAAGGTAAATTATAATGGCATTAAATACATACTCAGCTTTAAAAACATCAATTGCAAATTGGTTAAATAGATCAGACTTAACATCAGAAATATCTGGTGATTTTATTGTTCTTGCAGAAAAAGATTTTAATTCAAAATTAAGAATTAGAAAAATGATTACAGAAACTACAATTACTGTAGATGCTGAAACCGAAGCTTTACCAAGTGGATTTTTACAAGTTAGAGATTTTTATATTTTAAATGGTGGTACTAAGTATGCTTTAAAATATATTACTCCAGCTCAGATGGATCAAATTAAAGGAAGTTCTATGACTGGCCAACCATCAACTTATACAATACTTGGAGATAATTTTAGATTTAGTCCAGTAGCAGATTCAACTTACACAGCTTATTTAAATTATTATAAAGAGTTTGATCCTTTATCAGATTCAAATACTTCAAATTATATTTTAACAAATCACCCAGCTATTTATTTATATGGATCATTATATCATGCTGCTAATTTTTTAGGTGGTATAGAGCCAAGTCAAGCAGCTCAATGGGAAAAGATGTATCAAACTGCACTAGAAAGACTTGAAAGAAATGATAGAGAAGATCAATATGGTAATGCACCATTACAACAAAGATCCGATGTAACAGTTGCAGGAAGATTTGCTAATAATAATAAGATTACTTATAACAATAGTTAAGGATAATAATGCAAGTACCTTTTGGAGAATGGCTACCAGATCAACCTGAGCATCTAAATCCAGGTGCGAATGTTGCAAACAATGTGTATTTTGCAAGACAATCTTATAAACGATTTCCTTCATTAGTTAATTATTCAACAAATAATATTGGTGCTGATAGTAGAGGTGCAGGTTCATTCAGAGATAACTCTAATACTGTATTTAATTTTGTTGCAACCAATACAGACTTATATCAATTAGATGGTGGAACATTCACATCAAGAAAAGGAAGTTTAACAGGTGGTAATACTGATTATTTTACATTTACACAATTTGGTAATTATGTAATTGCTAGTAATGGTGTCGATGCACCTCAATATTATTTAATGGGTACATCTACTAACTTTGCAGATTTATCTTCAATTGCAACAAGTGGTACTGTACCAACATTTAAAGTTTCAGGTGTTATAAGAGATTTCTTAGTAACTGGTAATCACACTAATAATTCAAATAGAATACAATGGTCTGGTATTAATGATATTACAACTTGGGCAGCAGGAACTAAACAATCGGATAGTCAAGACTTACCTGGTTCTGGTGGACAAATAACTCACATAACATCTGGAGAGATTTCTTATATCTTTAGACAAAACCAAATAGTTCGTATGGACTATGTTGGAGGTGCAACAGTATTTAGACTTTCAGTTATCTCACCTAATAGAGGAGCTGTATTAGGTAGAACAGTTTGCCAAGATAATCGTAGAGTATTCTTCTATGCAGACGATGGATTCTTTGAAATAAATGGCGACCAAGTAATTCCAATCGGTGCAGAAAAAGTAAATAGATTTTTTGATACAGATTTAAACAAAGCATTTAGTGATAGAATATGTTCTGCTGTCGATCCATTTAATCAATTAGCATTATGGTTATATCCAAGTGCATCTGATACTGCGAATACAACTGGTATCTGTGATAAAGTTTTAATTTATAATTATGCTACTCAAAAATGGTCAACTGCTGAAGCTAGTGCTAGTACAATATTCTCACAATTCGTTGGTGCATATACTGTAGAACTAATGGATATTATTTCAGAAAACTTAGAAAATATTAATATTGCATTAGATACTGACTTTTGGAATGGTGGTCAATTATTACTAGGTGGTATTGATAATAATTATAAAGCAGCTATTTTTTCAGGTACTGCAAATGAAGGTGAGATAGAAACTTCAGAAATAGAGTTGTTTCCAGGACTAAGATCGAATATAACAGGCATTAGACCAATAGTGGATGCAACAGCTACAGTCACTTTAAAAACAAGAGATAGACTAGCTGACACTCCAACAGAGTCTACAAGTTCCAGCATGAACTCAACTGGTTTAAATCCAGTAAGACAATCAGGTCGATATGTTAAAATTAATGTTAAAATACCTAGTGGAGGTGTTTGGAAAGATGCTCAAGGAATTGATCTAAAAGCATCAAGAGGAGGGTTGCGATGACAGATAAAACTGATATAGATAATGTTAGATACAGTTTTGAAACTCAAGAGTTCTTCCAAAGACAAATTGAAGAAGTTATAAACACATTAGTAAATGAAAAGAACCAAGAAAACAACAAAGCATATGCTTGGTTTATAGGAGATTAAAATGGCAGGTATAAAAGATTATTCAACAACACAAGCAGACAACACAGACTTAAATGGTATCTCTACTGCCGAAGGGATGTTACCATCCAATCTAAATAATGCCATTAGAGCATTAATGAAGAATACTAGAGAATGGTTTAATGATTCTCAATGGGTAGAATATGGAGATGGTGATGGTGCTTATACTGCAAGTTATGCAAGTGCAACATCTTTTACAATAGCTGGTGTAGATGTAACTGCAATTTACCATGAAGGTAGAAGAATTAAAGTTACTGCTACAACTCCAGGCACAATCTATGGAACAATCAGTTCATCATCTTTTTCAACAGACACTACAGTTAATATAACTTGGGATTCTGGAAACTTATCTAATGAAACAATAGATAATGTTTATATTGGTGCTTTATCTAAAACAAATAATTCTATTCCAACAGGTGTAATTGCTACTGCTACTTTAGCAGATGGTAGTGTTACAACTGTTAAACTTGGAGCTGATGCAGTTACTGGTGCAAAGATTGCAGATGATAGTATTGATAGTGAGCATTATGTAGATGGTTCAATAGACACAGCTCATATTGCAGACTCACAAATTACAAATGCTAAGATGGCAGCTAACTCAGTTGATTCAGACCAATATGTAGATGGTAGTATTGATACAGCACACATAGCTAATTCTCAAATCACTAATGCTAAAATGGCTGCTAATTCTGTAGACTCAGATCAGTATGTTGATGGCAGTATAGATACAGCTCATATTGGAGATAGCCAAGTCACAACTGCTAAAATTGCAGATTCAAATATTACTTCAGCAAAAATTTTAGATGGTACTATTGTTAATGCAGATATTAATGCAAGTGCTGCAATAGATGCTACTAAAATCCATGATGGTACAATTTCAAATACAGAATTTGGTTATCTAAATGGTGTAACATCAGCAATACAAACTCAAATAGATTCTAAATTAACAGCATCTTCAAATTTATCAGATGTATCTTCAGCTAGTACAGCTAGAACTAATTTAGGTTTAGGAACTATTGCAACTCAAGACGCAAACAATGTTTCTGTTAGTGGTGGTAGTATTACAGGATTAGGTGATCCTTCTGCTACATCAGATGCAGCAACTAAAAATTATGTAGACCAAGCTGTTGCAGGACTAAGAACTAGAGTTATTGCAGAAGCTGCTACTACAGCAAATATAGATTTAACAGCAGACTTACAAAATGGTGATACACTTGATGGTGTAACATTAGTTACTGGAGATAGAGTTTTAGTTAAAGACCAAACAGATGCTACAGCTAATGGATTATATATCGTAGTCGCTAGTGGTACAGCTTCAAGAGATCCACAATTTGACACAATAGCTGAACTATCTGGTCAAATGATTGTAGTCAATCAAGGCTCTACAAATGATAATAAAATATTTTTATGTACTACTGATTCTGATGCAACTATAGGTGTAAGTAATATTACTTATTCTCAAGTTACTCCAGCTAATGTTGGAACAGTAACTTCAGTAGGGGTAGCAGATTCAGGCTCATCAGAATTTACAGTAGCAAATTCACCAATTACTTCATCAGGTACAATTACCTTAGAAGTTAATGCTATTGATAATTCTAAAATTACTGGATTAGGAACTGCTGCTACATTAAATGTTGGAACTTCAGCAAACAATGTGGTACAATTAGATGGTTCATCAAGATTACCTGCTGTAGATGGTAGTCAATTAACTAACATAGACGCAGCAAGTGCAGGATTTGCAATTGCTATGGCGATTGCTTTATAAGGAGAAAACATGGCACAAAACTTTAGAAGATACACAAGCAATGATGTAGGCACTTCTGCTGCAACATTATTTACTGCTGACAGTTATGATACTGTAGTAGGAATATCTGTAGCAAATGTAACAACATCTGCTGTAGTAGCAGACGTATACATCAATGATGGTACAAATGATATTTACTTGGTGAAAGACGCACCAATACCAGCAGGTTCATCATTACAAGTTTTAGATGGTGGTGCTAAGTTTGTAGTTCAATCTGGAGATGCTTTGAAAGTAATATCTGACACAGCTTCATCATTAGATGTTTGGGTATCAACAGTTGATGCAATAAGTACATAGGAGAATAGATGGCATACATTGGAAAAAATCCAACAGCGGTTCCATTAACAAGTGCTGATTTAGAAGATGGTATTATTACAAGTGCTAAACTAGCTGCTGGTGTAGGTGGTAAGGTTTTGCAAGTTTTGTCTACAACTAAAACTGATAGTTTTGCATCAAGCTCTATATCTGCAAATACAGGAGTAGATATTACAGGATTATCAGTTGATATAACTCCATCTGCAACAAGTTCAAAAATTTTAATAATATTTAATGTTAATGGTTCTTTTAGTTACAGCACAAGACAAGCTAGTTGTGGTGTAAGATTATTAAGAGATTCAACTTTTATTTCTGCACCTACTTCATCTGGAAGTAGACCAACAGTAACAGCAGCAAATAATTTTCAAGGTGCAGCAGATGATAACTGTGAGACAAATGTTGCTGGAAGTTTTTTAGATTCTCCATCAACAACTTCTCAAATTACATACAAATTACAAGCATACAATATGGCAGGAACATCAAGACAAGTAAATGTAAATAGAACTCATGGAGATGGAGATGAAAGTAATGTTAGAACAAGATCAACATCAACAATAACAGTTTATGAAATATCAGGATAAATTATGATTATAGAAGCAATTTTAAAAATAAATCCAAATGCAAAAGTAACAGTTAATGCAGATGATTTTAATCAAATTACTTGGCATGAAGGAACAACACCAATCTCTAAAGCTGACATAGAAGCACAATTTCCAGCAGTAAAATTTGATATGGCTATGGAAGATTTAAGAGCCAAAAGAAATAAACTATTAGCTGACACAGATTATTTAGCTTTATCAGATCAAACTTTATCTACTGAAATGAATACATATAGACAACAATTAAGAGATTTAACCAATGGATTAACTACTGTAGATGATGTAAATAATGTAGTATATCCAACTAAACCAAGTGAATAATTATGGCATACATAGGTAAGACACCAGTAATAGGAAACTTTCAAAAGTGCGATAGTATATCTGTCGTCAATGGTCAAGCTGCATACACTCTACAAGTAGGTGGAGTTAATGTATCTCCTCAATCTGAAAATCATATGCTTGTATCATTGAATGGTATTCTTCAAGCACCAGTAGATTCTTTTACTGTATCTGGTTCTACCTTAACCTTTGCTAGTAACCTTGTTACAGGTGATGTTATAGATTTTGTAATGATACTAGGTAATGTATTAGACTTAGGTGTACCATCAGATAATACAGTTTCACTTGCTAAACTAACTGCAACAGGAACTAAAGATGCTACAACCTTTTTAAGAGGAGATAATACTTTTGGTGTACCACCTTTAGGTGGAATTACAATGGCAGACCAATGGAGATTAAACGCACATGATACAGTAGATAGTTCTGAAACAGATTTAGATACTGGCTGGGAACAAGTAGATACAACTGGATTTGGAACAATAGGAAGTGCTATGACACAATCTTCTGGTATTTTTACTTTTCCATCTACTGGAATATATTTTGTTCATTTTGAAATTTGTTATTATGCTAATACTGGTGCAGATTATACTAGAGCAATTATTAAACATTATGACGGATCAAGCACATATTCAACAATGTCTGATGTTAGAGGTTATATGACAACTTCACAAGACCATTTAGAACAATGTGCTGTTTTATTTGATTGTCAAAATACAGCAACAGATAAAATAATTTTTTATGGTGGTGGAAATGTAGCTAATTTAATTTTAGGAAATACATCTTCAAATAAAACTAATGTTACATTTATTAGATTAGGAGATACATAAAATGGATAAAGATTATTTACAATTAGCTTTAATAACATTTAATGGTGGAACTGGTTGGTACAGTTGGAAAAAAGAAGATGACAATGGAAACAAAATTCCTAACGACCAACGAATGTGTTATGAGTGTATAGAGATTATTAAAGATGGTGCTACTATGCCAAGCAAAGCAGAAGTAGATGCAAAGATACAAGAATTAAAACAAGCTGATGCAGATATGACAACTAAAAAAGCATCTGGCAAACAAAAACTTTTAGACTTAGGTTTAACTGAAGAAGAAGTAAAAGCATTGATTGGAGTGTAACATGGCTTTAGTATTCGCCAATAACTCCTCACTAGCAAACATAACTGCATTACCATCTGGTATATCTGGTGGTGCTTTAAATCTAATCTCTACCCAAACAGCAAGTGCTAGTGCATCTATTTCATTTACATCAGGGATAGATTCAACTTATGATTCTTATGTGTTTAAATTTATAGATATACATCCAAGTGTAGATCAAGCTGCATTTCAATTTAATATGAGTTCAGACTCAGGTTCAAATTATAATGTTACTAAAACATCTAGTATGTTTAGAGCTTACCACAATGAAGCTGATAATTCCACAGCTTTAGCTTATCATCCACAACAAGATTTAGCACAAGGAACAGGGTTTCAAACTATAGGTTATGGAATAGGTACTGACAATGATCAAAGTTTATCAGGTGAGCTTCATTTATTTGAGCCATCAAGTACAACGTTTGTTAAACATTTTATGGCTACTTGTAATCTTTATGAAGCTGGTGATTTTAGTCAACAACAATTTTTGGGTGGATATGGAAACACAACTAGTGCAGTAGATGCTATTCAATTTAAAATGGATAGTGGCAACATAGATTCTGGCATAATCAAAATGTATGGAGTAGCATAATGGCTTTATTTTCGTTTCACTCAAATAAAGAAATTCACAACAGGAGTTGTTCATGGCTCTAGTTAAATACAATAACAATTCCATATCTTCTCTTACTACTGCTGGTCAGTTAGCAAGTGGAAGTTTAGTTCCTATCTCAGAACAAACTGCAAGTGGTTCAGCATCAATAGAATTTACAACAGGAATAGATAGTACTTATCCAATATATCGTTTTGAATTTATATCAATCCACCCATCAACTAATGATGTTGATTTTCTTTTTAATTTAAGTACAGATGGTGGATCTAATTATAATGTTATTAAAACAACTACAAATTTTCAAGCTGGTCATGATGAAGCTGATACAGTTACTACTTTAAGTTATAGAACAGGAGATGATTTAGCACAATCTACATCTAACCAACAAATATTCCTTGCTATAGGAAATGATAATGACCAAGTAGGAAGTGGTTATTTACATCTTTTTAATCCTAGTAGCACAACCTTTGTAAAACACTTTATTTCAGTATCAAATAGTCACACACATTCTGATAGAAGTTATCAATTAAATGTTGCTGGATATGGAAACACAACCTCAGCAATAAATTCTATAAAATTTTTATTTTCTAGTGGCAACATAGATGCTGGTACAATAAAACTTTATGGAATAAAGGATTCATAATGGCACTAATTAAATTAAACAATAGAGCAGTAAAAGACGCAACCACATTTGGTAGCATATCTTCTTTAGGAGAAATGAAATTTATTTCTAAAGCTACTGCTAGTGCATCTGCTAGTATAGAATTTACATCTGGTATTGATAGTACATATAAGGAATATGTTTTTTATTTTGTGAATATACACCCACAAACAGATGATGTTGATTTTCAATTTAATTTAAGTACAGACAATGGTAGCAATTATAATGTAACTAAGACCTCAACTTATTTTCAAGCACAGCATAATGAAGCTGATACTGATGCGGCACTTAATTATAATGGCGGATATGATATTGCACAAGGAACAGGATTTCAAAGTTTAAGTGGAGATGATTTAGGTGCTGATAATGACCAAAATCTTGGTGGATATTTACATATTTTTAATCCAGCAAGTACAACTTATACAAAACATTATATTGCAACTACAAGTTTTTCACATAGAGGAGATTATATGATAAATGTTAATACTGCTGGTTATGGAAATACAACATCTGCAATAGATGCAGTAAAATTTCAAATGTCTAGTGGAAACATAGATAGTGGAGAGATAATTTTATTTGGCATCAATTAAAATGACAAGCATTTTAATTAATGAATTTCGCTTTGCTCAAAGCATAAATTAATATATAAGGAGATTATTATGGCACATAAATTAGTAAATGGAATAAAAGTTGAACTATCAGCAGAAGAAATTGCACAAAGACAAGCTGAAGAACAAGCATGGTTAGAGGGTGCATTTGATAGAGCTATGGCAGATTTAAGACAAAGAAGAAATGGTTTATTATCATCTTCAGATTGGACACAACTGCCTGACACTACTTTAACTACATCTGAAAA